TGTTGTTGCGCAAACCGATCCACGAGCTAAAGATTGGTTTGATGATAATTCCTGGTTTGGTGAAGATGAAGCAATGACTTATGCTGCTTTAGGGTTTCACCGTACCTTAACTGAAAAAGAAGGTTACCAGGGAACTGAAGAAGCCTATTATACTGAGGTTGATCGCCGTATGAAGGATGCATTTCCCCATAAATTTAATGGGGTCGATCAATCTGGTGAAAACCGCCCCGCTCAGTCGGTTGCTCCTGCTAAAAGGAAGCAAAAATCTGGGCGCTCAACCAGTGTACGTCTTTCTAGCAGTGAACGAGATATTGCTAAACGGCTTGGAATAAGCGAAAAACAGTACGCAGCACAAAAACTTAAACTCGAAGAACAACGGGTTTAGGAGGTATATTGATGGTTGATAAAACCCCCAGAAGTGAAGAAACTCGTATCAAGAAGGAAAAACCTAAATTCTACAAACCTCCTTCTGCATTAGACGCACCACCCCCGCCCGAAGGGTTTAGACATCGGTGGGTTCGTGCTGAATTTGCGGGTTCTGATGATCGGAAAAATGTTTCTGGTCGGCTAAATAATGGTTATGATTTAGTGCGAGCAGATGAATATCCGGGTTGGAATGCTACCACTATTGAGGAAGGCAGGTATGCCGGAGTCATTGGGGTAGGTGGTTTGTTGCTTGCACGGGTTCCAGAAGAACTCGCCATGAGCCGCGAAACTTACTTTGAGGATGAAACTCGAGGTCAAATGGAAGCGGTTGATAATGATCTGATGAGGGAACAACATCCATCGATGCCGATAAGTAAGGAACGGCAATCGAATATCACTTTTGGCAGTCGTAACAAGGAATAAGTTATGGATGTCAAATCCTTTAACCTTCTGATTGAGGAGAAATGCAACAATGGCTAACGTTGATGCAGCTTTTGGGCTAAGGCCCGTTCGTCAGTTGGGAAGTATGCCGTTTAACAACGCAACTAATGAATACAGAATTGCGTCTGGTGCTACAGGACCTATTTTTCAAGGTTCTCTAGTTATCATGGCCACTAGCGGTTCTGTTATTATTGGCACTGCTACTGCTACTGATACAGTGGGCGTGTTTAATGGTTGTTTCTATACTGATCCAACTACTTCTAAACCTACGTGGAGAAACTATTATCCTGGCAGCATTGCTGCTTCGGATATTGTTGCCTTCGTGTATGATGATCCAGACATGACTTTTGAAGTTCAGTGTGCTGGTACGCTTGCAATTACGGATATTGGCGGTAATGCCGATACGGCAGGTGTGACGGGCAGCACTATCAATGGTCAATCAACCACTGAGCTTGCAGCCAGTGCTGGATCCGGTGCAGCGCAGATGCGTATTGTGGGCTTGAGTAAAGATCCAGACAATAGCGATGTCGATTCGGCAAACGCTAATTGGTATGTGTTCTTTAACGAGCATGCCTACAAGACGACTACTGGCACATAGGGAGACTGAGATATGGCTATTAGTCGTGCACAATTAGTCAAGGAACTGGAACCGGGATTGCATGCCCTGTTCGGCCTTGAATACGATCGCTACGAACAAGAGCATCGTGAAATCTTCGATATCGAGACTTCAGATCGCGCTTTCGAAGAAGAAGTGATGCTTTCGGGATTTGGTGCGGCACAAACCAAAGCTGAAGGGTCTGCTGTGGTGTTTGACACGGCACAGGAAGCCTTTACAGCGCGGTATACGCACGAAACCGTTGCGTTGGCGTTTTCTATCACGGAAGAGGCGGTAGAAGATAATCTCTACGACCGCCTTTCTTCGCGGTACACGAAAGCTCTCGCGCGTAGCATGGCTCACACAAAGCAAGTTAAGGGTGCTAATATCCTTAATAATGCGTTTTCTACCAGCTACACTGGTGGTGACGGCCAACCTCTTTTGGATACGGCCCATCCAACAATTAGTGCAGGAAACCTTGCAAATGAGCCAACCACCGCTGCAGATCTAAATGAGACCAGTCTTGAAGATGCGATGATTAATATCTCGACCAACTTCAAAGACGAGCGTGGTCTTAAGACTGCTATCATGGGTCGGAAATTGTTGATCCCCCCGCAACTTCAATTCGTTGCAGAGCGCCTTTTGGCTACTCCGTATCGGGTCGGAACTGCGGATAATGACATCAACGCGATGCGTAGCATGGGTATGCTGCCTGAGGGTTATGCCATCAACCATTTCCTCACTGACACTGACGCATGGTTTGTTAAAACCGATGCGCCAGATGGCCTAAAGATGTTTGAACGTGCCGCGCTGCGGAACAACATGGAAGGTGACTTTGACACCGGAAACGTTCGTTACAAATCACGTGAACGTTACAGCTTTGGCTGGTCAGACTGGCGGGGCCTTTACGGTTCTCCAGGCGCGTAGTATAGGTTAGGGTGGGGGAGAGGAAACTTTCCCCCATTCTTTCTGGGACTCATAGCTCTAGCGACTGGCCCAGCAGACGCTTACTAAGACTCTAGAGCAAAACCTTTTGTAAGGAGGTAGCCACATGGCTAACACCACTTTCTCTGGTCCGGTTCGTTCGGAAAACGGCTTTGTTATAGCCAACAAAAATACGACCACGGGCAATGTAACCGATTCGTCGGTACATTCTTCCGCAAATAAAGACGTAAGGCGCTATTACCTTGAAGAGTATTGGCAGCGGCGTCCTGCACTTAATGCGGTTTTGAATACGGCTTTTTCTGACGCAGATGCTACTGCTGCTGCAAATACGGCTATTCGTCTTGCTGAAAAAGTTGCCAACAAGGACTTTGAAGTTCTTGGCACAAGCATGACAACCGCACTGTGTACGTTTGATACCACACGGGCCGGTATTATTATCACTACTGGTGGAACAGATCAAAATCAGGCCATCATTGCTCCTCATCTTGATACCAATCAAACATCTTGGCAAACAGTTCCTTGGGGTACTGAAAACTCAGTTATTTGGGAATGTTCAGTAACCACAGCAGCATCTATTGCCGATATTAAACTTTGGCAAGGTTTGAAACTAACCAATGATCAGTTGGTTGTTACTGATGCAAATCAGGCATTCTTTAAGTTTCAAACAGATGCCACCAATAGTGAGGCTTTCACAGATTTTACTAAACTGCATTTTGTTCACAGTATTGCAAATACTGACTACATTAGTCAGTTGCCCATTACTGTGGCGGCAGACACTACGTATCATCTGAAGATTGATATTAATAGCAGCAGGCAAGCAGCTATTTATGTCAATGGTATCCAGTATGACGTTACGACCACTTCGGGGAGTACCGGGGGAACAGCCGTAACTACTGGAACTGCTAGAACCGCAGCCCTAACCAATGATGTTGATCTTATTCCTTACATTGGTGTGGAAACAGGTGCTGGTTCGGCCAAGGCTCTGAAGGTACATTGGCAAGCCATTAGTCGGCTTATCTATGAATAAGTCCATACCTGATGCGAACAAACGGTAAGGATGAGTCTATAATCCCTAATCTTTCTGGGAAGCGCGTGGCTATTGTCGCAATGGGCAATAGCCACGCCGAATTTACCAAATCTTCTGCGTCTAATGGTGATTCATCTATTTTTGCAGATGAAGTATGGGCCGTGAATTCTATGGGTGGGGTTATTATGCATGACCGAGTTTTCATGCTTGATCCCCCTACACGGTTTTTAGATACCGAAGATTCAGGGTCTATGACCCATGGAATGCGGCGATGGCTCCCAACGCATGCGGGGCCTATATACACCTGCGTTTTAGATGATAGAGTTCCTGGCGCTGTTTTATACCCCTTGCAGGAAGTATGCCGAGAATTGGGAACAACGTATTTAAACAATACTGTTGCTTTTGCGATAGCTTTTGCAGTTTGCGCCAAGGTTGAAAAGATAATGATGTACGGGGCAGATTTTGGCTACGTGCATTTAAGGCAGTTTGCCGAGGCAGGTCGTGCGTGTTGTGAGTATTTATTGTCTAAGGCTGAAGAGCGTGGTATCACTGTTGAAGTTGCAATGACAACGACGATGTTTGATGCTGATAAACCTGCAACAGAAAGATTTTATGGATACCATAGATTAGAGGATCCGCCTGTTGTAACACAAGATGAAGATAATCAAATGATTGTCTTACCTTTGTCAAAAGCACAGGAGCTCCAACAGGAGAATCACGATGGCGACATACATTAGTGGAAGTGATGCGAAAGCTGTATTCTTAACAGCCGACACAGTGGCCTTGGACGACAATGGTCTATCAACAGCAGCAACCCTTGGTGCGGCAGGTAATTTAACACTTGGCGGAGCATTGACATCAGGCGGTTCGGCTACGTTTAATGCAGGTAGGGTTGTTACCCTTTTATCGGCGGGTAATGATTCTAGTCGAACATTTACGGTAACTGGAACCGATGTAAATGGCGATGCTCAAACTGAAGATATCACGGGCGCGAATACAGGTACCGCAACAGGAAGTAAATATTTTAAAACGGTTACCCAGATTGCTATAGATGCGGCAAGCGCGGGTAATGTTTCGGCGGGTATTAATAATTCTGCGGCAGATGTGGTATTTGCAGGTAGGTCACGATTAAAAGGCCTCCGCGTTATGAATTCAGCTACGGCTGGAACTTTGGTTTTTCCAACTACGTCGCCCACGGGAACAACCACCCTGCAACTTTCTACCGTTGCAAGTGCCACTGTATTGGACGATGTTACTATTCCAGCTGAGGGCGTTTTGTTTACGGCGGGTATCTACATTCAATACACGCAAAGTACATTCACCACGGCTACGGTATTCCACGCTTAGATAGGAGATTGTTATGAGCAAAGGTTTGCATAGAAATCAAGAGGCTTATCAGAAAGGTCACGCTGACGTTGGCCGAGGTGTTAAACGTGCCGGTGTAAAGAATGTTAAAGTTGCTGGTGGACCCGCGCAAGGCAACCCCATGCCCACACCTAGGCCACTGCCTTGGCCATCAGGACCAGATGGTAAAAGAAAATACATGAACAAAGGCGGTTCTGTTAAGAAACGCAAGGGGTATAATGAGGGTGGTGTGGTTCATGAAATGACAAATAAACCAGTAGATGTAGCTTATACAACGGCGGAAAGTTTAAAGCGAGCAGGAATAAGTTAAATGGCCATATCGGGGTCGGCCAATTTTGATCTTGATGTTGCAGAGATCATAGAAGAAGCATTTGAGCGCTGCGGCCTGGAAG